AAGTCTCACGCCGTTGCTCGTCTGGTAGGTAACGTGCATAGCGGGATTTGTGTATGTACTGTTGATATGCATCCATTAAATTAGTTCCTTAATCAATCTGTCAATGTACCAGCGACACTTACGTAAATCTTCTACTGGTTTACCTTTGTAATCATAGCGCCATAGGTACTTCAATGCGTTGCCTTTCAAGTAGCCATTGAACTCGTTGGCTGGCATAGATGCTTTGATTGCTTCGATAGCCTCAATAGCGCCTTTGTTGTAATGGTCTGGTTGTTCTACGGGATCTGCCTTTGGCTTCTTCAATATAGAAATACCGTCCCACTCTGCTGGAGTTGCGTCGTCAATACTCATTCCATCTCCTTAAACTTGTAGACTTTCTCTAGCACACGATCTGCAAACCGCTCTACCAGATCCTCTGCTGTTATCTCTAATGCTTCCATGATTGTTACCTCATCGTAGTGTTCGGCAACGTGTTCTAACAACTCGTCGAACGTCATCCATACTTTCTCCTGAGGTAGTTTATGCTGATGGGTAGTTCGTCAAAGGATCCGTTGTTTACTTCATTTAACATCCAGATACCTGACCAGCTACCGTTAGTCTGAGGGTTTAGATAATCTTCAGAATGAGTATAAAAAATGCCAGCAAACAAACCAGTAATACTATTTCCGTCTGCTTTTCTTGCATAAGCTATATCCCTATCCTGAACATGGCCCATGATACACGACATAAACTTTTTCTGCAACATAAGCTTTGCAGTACTAACAGGACGACCCATTACACCGCTGGTAAAGTAATGGCAGTACGCTATACCGTCGATGATGATGGGCTGTAGGAACGGTACCACCTCCCAGCTATCTAGATAGAAGTCATTGTATGACATTAGCCCATCCAACTTGGAGTCTGATTCAATAGCTCGTTCTATTCTGTACTCGTGGTTGCCTAGAAGAAACACCATGCGAGGCTTCCACAGTCTGCGTTTACCTCTGCGTAAACGTTTACGTTCTGCCTCGATGGGTTCTAGGAACCTAGCCATTGCCTCGTTACCAGCTTCAATGTCATTGACATAACGCCTACCCTCGAACGACTTCTTCCCAACGTCATAGCTACTGAGACTTGGCATGTCCCAGTGATCCCCCAGATGAATGATAACGTCAGGTTTAGTTGCTGCAGCGTAGCGCCCTGCCCAGTACAGATGATCGAAGTTACTGTCAGGTTTTACTTGTGTATCAGGTATTACTAAGTGCCTAGTCATAGCCACTCCTTTGGTAGAGTACTTGGTGTATACCAATCGAATCCGTTCTTCTCTGCCCAGTCCCTCATACGGTAACGACTACCGTCCTTCCGTCGTCTCGAACCCGGCATCGGTGTGTTAGGATTCTGAAATACAAACACAAGATCTTCATATTTACCTAGCGCCTTACGTACCTCTACGTATTTACGCGCCTCCTCTCTAGTTCTGAATCTGCCTTTTACCTCTATGTACGTCATCCATCCGTTACTGTTGTAACAGAAGTCAGGCTCGTACATCTTAGGTATGATGTAGCTGATCTTCTTTGCAGGATGATAAGTACAACTCTTCATCTCTGCATATAACTTCTTCTCTAGGTTACTGTCAAACTTCATCAGGTATCCTATACTTGTCATCAGAAGATCTGAGAAGGTATAGAAGCTGAAGGCTTTCATACAGTCTATCAGCATTGAGTTCATTGTCTTCGTATAACTTAAGACACCGCTCATACAACTCCCTCTCTGTTGTCCAGTCAGCCAGTGCTTTCTCTGCTTTCTTTGGACCTATGCCATGTACCCCTGCGATGTTGTCTACCCTGTCACCCATCAAGGCTTGACGATACAGCCACTCTGTCGCAGAGCGTTCATCAACTTCCTTCATGACCTTCTTGGTGTAGTCATATATCTTAGTAGGTATCTGCAAAAAGTCTTTGTCGAGAGAACAGATAATAGACTTATGTTCTAACTCAGTGGACTTGATAGCTATACAGTCATCAGCTTCCATGTTGTCAGAGAGTTCCGCTTTCCATACATCGAGCATGTACTCACGGAGCAAGTCTTTATGCACTGGCTTACGTGCGGGACGGCTACCTTTGTAAGGCTGAGAAACAGCAACCTCGTTTCTGAAGTTGCTGCTGCCAGTAAGGTACAGCCTGTGATCGTTGTAATGCTCAGACAAATCAGAGATTAACTCAGAGATATAGTTAGCCATAGTTTGGATTGCTATCTTCTCTGGTTCCTCGTCACAGGCAAAGCCTACACGATAAACAAGCATGTCACCGTCGATAAGTATCACACGGCTTCCTCAAGATTCATCTCAGGCTCATACTCCACGACGTTAGAGATGACCATGCGACGTAGGGTAGGTGAACGACCCTTCTTCTTCATGTACTCCCAATCATAGAATCCAACAAGACACTTGGCTTCCGAACCATTAGCAACGACAACACCCATGTCAGGATCATCCTCGTCATCAAGAGGTGTACGTCCTCTGATTAACAACTCTTCACCGTCGGGTTTAAACGCACGGTACTTGTTGTTTGACTTACAGGTGATGTAGTAACCACGCTCGTCACCTTTGTTGTTTACCTTCAGCCCCATGTCTTCGAGTGCTGTTACTGCCTCGTCTGACAAGAGAGCTAGATCAACCGTGTACTTGTTAGCAAGCTGGTTCTTCATGGTTAGGTTAGGCCAGTACAGTTGGCACTTAAGGTTTACGTTTGCTTCACTCATAATTAACTCCAGTTAATTTAACAGCTAATATTATACCACACATTTACAGATTGTGCTAGTGCGTTTCGGCCCAGTTACTACCGATACGGTACTCACCATCCAGTGGGCAGTTAAGGTTGAAGGTTTCGCCAGCCTGAACGATTGCCTGTACAGCAGACTTACCTACGTACTCAGCATCATCAGGATGACACTCTATTTGCCACTCATCGTGGACTTGTGCTACCAGCTTGAAGTCAACATGCTCTAGTAATTCATACAGATGTATCACAGCCTGCTTCATTACAATGGCACCTGCTCCCTGCAGTAGTGTGTTCAATGCAGCATGTGCAGAACGGACACGTAACCGTCTACCATCGAGTCCGTCAAGAAACCCAGACTCTGCTTGCGTTGTTATATCTTCTCGTAGCTCAGCCAGTGCAGGAGTGTTCTCAAGAAACTTGTCTTTAAGTTCACCACCTTGTCTTGCATTGCCGCCTACGACAGATCCTATCTTGGCATTACCAGCACCGTACAAGAACGCATAGATAAACGTCTTAGCTTGCGCTCGTGTCTCTAACCCAGCCGCGTGTTGGTTAGCCGTATGTATGTCACCCTCTAGGATTTCTTTCGTATACGCTTCATCACCCATGTAGTGAGCCAGCATCCTAAGTTCCAGACCAGATGCGTCAGCCCCAACGAGAACACGGTCAGAAGGAACAACAAATAGCTTCCTACAATCACTGCCGTACTCTGCATAAACCGCAGGCACTTGCGCGAGATTAGGACTAGAGTGCGCCATGCGTCCTGTAACCGCTCCGATGTGTTTAACTCTACCATGTATCCTCCCTTTGTTTTCTGCTTTGATCCACGACAGTACTTGAGAGTGTCGCTTCTGTAACAACAGATACTTCAGTACCATCTTGGCTTCAGGTATGTGCAGGTTCTTCTTCAGAGTAGACTCATCCACCTTGTCCTTACCTGATGGTGTCTTCTCTTTCCATACAGCACCCTTCTGCTTCAGCCTCTCTGCTATCTGCTGACGTGACCCTACGTTGAAATGAGTGTACCTCAACGGAAGTGGCTTACCCGATGTCTTGTGATACCTCTGCTCCTCCGCGATAGGCGGGAATACATTCTGCAATGCAGCTTCTATACCCAGCATCTTAGTCTCAAGCTGACGTTCGAGTTCCTTTGCACCAGTAAGATTGAAAGCAAATCCATTCTCTTCCTGTTCTCTGCATATATGTGCAACAGCATGTTCAAGGAATACGCTGGTGTCAGAGAAGTCGTACATCTGTAGTTGCATGCATAGTGTTCCATACAACCTCTCTGTCACTGACACGTCACGCATACAGTACTGGATCATAGCTTCAGACAATTGACTCCAGTCATCGTGATCTCCTTTGGGGAAACGTAACTTCTCGCCCCATGTAGCTAGACTGTGACCACCCTGTACATCTGGATGGAATAGCCTCGACATCACCAGTGTATCCAACACACGATCAGAATGTACCCGTATGTCCCATAGCTTTTCCAGCACGGGTCCGTCAAAGCCTATGTAGTTGTGGCCGCATACGTGACCGCCTCTAGCTAGTTCCTCGAACAGGGACTCCCTACAGGTATGTAGACAGTGATCCTCGTTTGGTCTCTTTGTCACCACGCAGTGTATTACCGATGGCTGGAGACCATCCGTTTCTATATCCAAGAACACTATATTCGTAGTAGGCAAGGTCCAACTCTTCCCGTTCTGTGAGTTCTCTACCATAGTTCTTCATCTCCCTGTTCTGTTCCTGAGTAACTATCCAGTTCCCCATCTTCGACATCGTATGATTCCTCCATGTCTGATAAATGTGCATAGTCTAAGTTACCTTCAATGGTAACGTCATCCTCAATAAGGAATTTACCACAACCATTGCATAAGTCAACAAACTCCCCTGACCCAGTGAACTTACGTGTTAATTCGTAGTCATTGAGTATCTTGTTACAAGCAACGCATCTCACTCCATTATCTCCGTCAACCGCCCTGAATCTTTATTATACAGCAACGAACACGATGGTCCAGTCATGCCGCTGAACCTGTTCTTCAGTACACGCACGTGTGTTGTGTTGCGTACCATCTTATCTTCTGCTTGTGCATTACGCTCTAGGCCAAGAACAATATCAGACAGTTGAGCAATTGAAGCACTACCGCGAAGCTGACCAAGACTAGTAACTGCTCCATCCTCATGTCCTTTTCCTTCTGGTCTACGTAGGTGACTAACAACAAACATACATATCTCCATCTCCTGACAGAACATACGTAGCTTGGTCATGATCTCATCAATGGCTTTACGTTCATCACCATTGGCTTGATCGGACACCAGAATGGATATGTGATCGAGGATGATGTACCTAACACCCAGCACCTTGACTTGGTAGCGGAACCTAGCCAACACGTTCTCGATCTGGTTGGAGCCAAAGGAATCCCACAACACGACACGGTCATCTAGATCTAACGTATTGAATACGTACTCTACCTCATCAGGGGAGTAATCACATCCGGGTAGGTGTATCGGTTTGTTGATCTGTAGACCCACTAGTCCACGAGCAGTACGGTCAGGTGTCTCTTCAAGAAAGGCTAGACCTATCCTCTCGTTGGTCTGCGATGCAATGGAGAAGACTAGCTCACGCATGAACGTAGATTTACCCAGCCCAGATCCAGAACAGATAGTAACTAGCTCAGTTGGTCTCATACCAAACGTCATGTCATCCAGTCCCTTGTAGGGATAACGTACTTCTGCCTCCATCAATGGCTTCTTCATCGCCTCACGGAGTGACCCTATCATCACCATGCCGTCAGGTGTGTACACCTTTGCAGCCCACCACCGCTTGATGAAATCATCCTTGTCGGCATGCATCAGGTAGTCGGAAGCATCCTTGTGTTCTCCGTGCTGGTAGATCTTTGCCTTACCACCAAACAGATCTGCACACTCATGCGCTGCCTTCTTACCATGCTCGTCGTTGTCAAAGCAGAAGATGATGTTGTCGAATAGATCGAGGAACTCATACGCCCTACGACAATCCGCCGCCGCACCCTGCGCCCCATTACGAATAGACACTACGGGGTACTTGTCACCAAACATCTGATACGCAGACAGTGCATCCATCTCCCCCTCGACTACGGTTATGTACTGTCCGCCTGAAGGGAAGAGGTGTTGGCCGAATAGACCTGCACGTTTCCAGTCACCTTCGATACTGAACTTCTTATCAGGTGTACGCTTTTTAACTGCAGTTAATTCGCCATCAGGTGTGTAGTAACCGAAGTGTACCTCGTCCCCATACAAGGTAGTGGAGTACCTCTCCATCGTACGTGCATCGAGACCCCTGTCCTGATAGCTCCTAGATTGCCCTCTAAGCTCCATTACAGGAACCCTTGGGGTTGGTACCCGATAGTCGTTAATGTCGCTCACAGAGCCTCCTGTGCCGTCTGAGGACGGGGTAAACGTGGCACATGCGAAACAATAGCTCGACCCATCTTCGTTGTAGGACAACGCATCACTAGATCCACAATCATTACACTTCTGGTGTAGCTCCACAAAAGCCATCAATGCACCTCCTGACTAGTACCGAAACGAGAAAGGTAACGAGACTCCAGCTGCTTATCATCCATCGCTTCAAACTCCATCGCAAAAAGATTAAACAACATGTTCATTGCCTCCATGTAGTTGATGTTGTGCATATGATCTTCAGTTAACTCTTCAATCATACGAATACGTTCTGCTTGTTCCATGTTACCTCCTATTTAAATAGTAATATGTATTAGTAATACTTAATACTAATGCATAGTACTTACTGTATAGACTATATAGATTAGTATACCACACTACGCTTTCTTTTGCCAATGGATTTGTCGGCACTATTACCTCTTGATTTACTGCGCGGTTTGTGCGTCTTAACATATCGGCGTGTATTCCTTGCCATACCTTATCTCCTCTTCGTCGTTAATATGATCCAAGAAAGCACGTAGTTTGCCTGACCGCTTGAGCTTTGTCAACGCTTGGTACTCAATGATACGCACCATCTGACGACTGATACCTAGCTCATCAGCAATCTCCTGATGTGTCATGTGGTACGTAAGATAACTACCTTTCTTCGCCACTATCACGTTCCTCTTTGTACTTGGAGATATCATCCTCGTGATACTCCTCTGCATAGTCCCAGATACAACGGTCACCTTCCCAATAATCTTGGTAATCGTCGTGCCATACTTCCCATGTTTCTTTACCCATAACAAATCTCCTATTACCCGAACCTAATTACTTAACATGCTCAACAATAACCTGCGTGGTGTCACGCTTGTAGCATAGTAAACAATCCATACACTTCTGTCCAGTGCAGTTAGCTTCCCCATCGTACGACTCAGACACGTTGTTGAATACACGGTCGAACTCACGTGGTGGAGATGACATCACGTTATCTATTGTCGGATTACTATAAACAAGAATCATATTATCAGGTACATGATGCAGATTCTTACGCACAATACCCACACGCTTAGTCCACAAAGCAAACGTCGAGTGCTTGTTGTCGTCAGCTATCGCACATAAATTACGGAAGTGCTGCTCATTTATTAGCTCTCCATGCCCATGAAACCGCACGAATGCACCGGAGGTACGAGGCAGAATGAACTCAGCATCACTCGCAAGCACGTCACTATTCCTCTGGAACGCAGGTTGACAGTTCTTCCTATAACTAGAAAGCATACTCATGCTGTAGCACTTTCCGCATATCTTGTCGGCATCGGGTTTACTAGACTCCTTGATACAGAACGGGTTCGTCGCTGTGTTGGTATTGATTGCTTGTATACCATCCAGCTTACCCGTCATCTTACTTACACTAACGGTCGGGATCATAGACCACCTCCTCTTTGATTACACGGCACTCCTCGCCGTCCTTGATATAACTATCGCAAAAGTATTTTGCATTGTCAAGCGTAGAATTGTACGAAGAGCCATCACTATCACGCTCCTCCCACTCCCACGTCTTGCGGTTAAACCTCTGCACTACATACCATGTATCAATCATTTACACCTCCACATCATAGACACTAGTGGTCTCTTCATCTTCTTCACGCATTGCTTCTACGCCGTCTTCGGTCCAGTCAATCGGCGGCGACAGATCCTCCATTGCATAGTCAATAGCAGCTTGCTCTGCATCGTCTTCATCACGAGCCTTGACATACACACGCTTTGTAACAGTCACAGTTACGTCGTATGCATACACATGCTCCTTCAGCTTGTCATAGATCTCATCCAACTTATGCACTGCGTCGTTGAGTAATACCTCTAACTCCTCGAACTCAGTACTATGCGGACTGTTGATTACATCGTACTCAATGGCACTACGTATCGTATTGATGCGCCGACGATGCTCCTCTATTTCTTCCCTGCTGGTTAATAAATAAGTACTCACTGTGTCATCTCCTCTACTTGATTGTAAATACTATCAGCATACTCATTGGATGAGTAGTCACTGATCACCTCGATAGCTTCACTGGTGTTGGTGACGTTACCATACACAAACATAAACCACGCCACAAACTCACCCAGATCGTCACTCCACACACCCACGTCGTCGAAGTCACACTGACCCATGTTGTCAAGCACTGTGAAGTGTTCTCTCGACTTTGACACATCAATTTCCTCACCCTCACCGCAGACAGTAATGCTTTTGTCTGGGTCACGTAGGACTACGTCAACAAAGTACTCTGCTACTTTCTTTTCAGTAAAATGCATAACTACTACTCCTCACCAAATGAATCACGACACTCGTCGCACATATATGCTCCCGTCTTGTTACCGACGAGAACCTCCCTCGTACTGGCATCCTCACTATCAAAGATGTCCTGTACAAACCTGTCAGTACAAAGATACCAACCCCATGAATCTGTGTCAACCACACGACTGTGCACACTCTTGCACAACAGACACGTAGCCGACACTTTAGTTTTGCTGAACAGATCCACTACTTCTCCCATAGTACTTCTCCATTAGCTCTTCCACGTTGTCTTCCCAACAAGGCACACAGATGCAGTCACCGTTGTCCTCGTGATACACATCCTTCTCACTGCGAAACAACTCATCGCACACAACACACTCAAAGACCATAGACATCAGAACATCTCCTCTGCTACTTCTAGCATCATCTCAATATCATCGGGACTGCTCCACTCATCAGGGTACGGTGACATATCCTGCGCCACACGTATTAGCTCCATCATCTCAGGTGGATAGATAGGACTGCGCCTACACGTCATCAGTGGCGGCTCGAAACCGAACGCTCCACACCCATGCTTTAAGAACAGCTTGACCGCATCCTTATAACAGGCGTCCTCCATATCATGAAGCTCGTCATGATCCCACGGTTCACCACAATACCTACAATGAATATCCATTGTTACTCCTCCTATGAATTAACACGACCATCAGGTTCGATGCATAACCACATACCACACCACTTAACAACAACAGCAGGATCACATATCATCGGTTCA